GCGAGAAACGGCGTACCTTAGCGAAGCGATGGGGAAGCCACAACGAGCGGTTTCTTAGACGGCCCGGGGCCGTCGGGTTGTTGTCGCAAAAGTTCTTTGACATGCTGTCACCTATTTTTTTTCACTCTATGTTCCACGTGGAACATATACAAAACACACACACATAACATGCCTATAGATCCAGGTACTGTCGCTGCTGTTGCTGGTCAAGGTGTCGGCGATGCTGTTGGAGCGGTAACAACCCTGCTCAATAATCGCCAACAAGCGAAGTACAACGAAAAGTTGTACGATAAGCAATTTCAGAACAATATCACATTCTGGAGGATGCAAAATGAGTATAATACTCCAGCTCAGCAAATGCAGCGACTTCGTGACGCCGGGTTGAACCCGGCTCTCATGTACGGGCAATCTGCGTCGTCGGGCAATGCTGGTCCAGTTGCAACACCCGATGTTATACCTACTCAGATACGCGCTCCTGAATTCGGCGGATACTTCGATAAGATCGCCGGAATTTATGATATCGGTATAAAGCAGGCGCAGTTGGATAACCTTCGCAGCCAAAATACCGTACTGCAGGAGGAGGCCCTTTTGAAGGCTTCGCAACGCCGCGGCATAGATACCACTACCGGAAAAACTCAATACTTTTTGGACTTTGAGCGTGGTCTTGCCGATATATCCGCCGATACTCGTCGCACCAAATTGCAACAAATGCGTAACGCTATTGACATGACACAGGCAGAAAATGCCCGTCGCGAAGTGCTTACCGCCTCTAACCTCAGCGAGGCTGCACAGCGTATTGCGAAGATGAAAGACGACATGTTAAGTGCCCGACAGGCACGCGCAAAATCACGCGAAGAAGTGGAAAGCATTAGGCTTGAACGACAGCGCACGGCTGAGCAGATCAACAATATGATAAAGGACGGTAAATTAAAGGATCTGGAAATTGCATTGCGCAAACAAGGTATGTCTTTTTCCGACCCCGCTTGGTCCCGCGTTCTTACCAACATTCTTTTAGAAGCCTTCGGCGATGGCGAAGGCAACGTTTTCAAACGTGCAATTCAATCATTTTTTTCACCCGGCTCATGGAAGTAGCCATAAATTTTTTTATCATGACAGAAATTACAGACGGATTTTTGCAGCGTTATACCAATGTCGGCTCTATTGCTGTGGGTGCTCTTTTCACCCTTCGCGATGATCCCTCAAATACGCTTTGGATTTGCACCGGTTTTTCTCGCGGTGGTGATGGTGCTGTACTTGCAATACCTTATCTTCCCAAAATCATGAAGTTTGACAGTACCCTCCGTATCACCGAGTATACTAACCCTGCCATTCATGATACCTCGGATGCTGTTCCCGATCCTTTCGGTATCGGCGACGTGATCGATGAGTTCATGAATGACATACAAACAGACAACATCGAAAATGAGACGTTACAGGAGTAAACGCCGTTCCCGTCGCCGCTCAGGCCGATACTACACCGTGTCCCGTGGTGGTATCCGTCTGTAGCTGCTTGTTTTTTCTGCTCCCGGTTGACGTACTGTCAACCGGGTATTTTTTCACCTTTAAAAATGGTTCATTATGTCTAAATCTAAAGGCATGAACATATTTAACTCTGTGGCCCTTCCGAATGTGAAGGAATCCACGTTCGATTTATCCCACGATCTTAAGCTGTCGTTCAGGATGGGGCAACTTATTCCAACCTGTTGTATCGAAACCATGCCTGGCGATCGGTTTGTGATCGAAAACCAAAACATGCTCCGTTTTGCCCCGTTGGTAGCTCCGGTAATGCACGATATTGATGTGCATACCCACTATTTTTTTGTTCCGAACCGTATCATATGGCCCGAGTTCGACCGTTGGATCACTGGTGACCTGGATGTCGAGGCTCCCTACGTGGATCCGACACTGTTTGGTGAAGATGGTATACCGGTCGGAAGCCTTGCCGACTACCTCGGTTATCCTACTGGTGGCTATCAGAATGCCGCGGACACTACCCGCGTGAAGTTATCCCCTTTGCCCGTTGCCGCCTACTACAAGGTGTACGACGAATACTTTCGCGACCAAAACCTGATCAATGAAAAATTTGCAGACCTTGTCCCCGGTAACAACAACACTGAGTACGTTGATCGTTTTATCGGTGATCCTCTTCGCCGTGCTTGGGAGCATGATTACTACACTGCTTCTTTACCTTTCGCCCAGAAAGGAGATGCAGTTCAGGTTCCGTTGGTCTTTTCCGAAAACGTCCCCGTTGAAGCTATAGATTTGACTGGTTCGGCCTCTGCTGGTGTCGGACAATTTATGAAGGCTTCCGACGGTACTCCGGCTCCAATCGATCAGGTCGAGCAGGCTGCTGGCCCCGCGCCATTGTCCCGTGCAATATGGATTGCCGGGGAACCCGTGTATTACAACCCGAATGGCTCGCTGGTGGTAGATATTCAGTCCGACGCCGTTGATATCAACACTTTGCGCCGGGCGCTACAGCTACAAAAGTGGCTCGAAACGAATGCACGCGGAGGTACTCGATACACCGAATTTGTAAAGGCACACTTTGGTGTTCGTAGTTCAGACGCGCGTCTGCAAAGACCCGAATACATTGGCGGTCAGAAACAGAAGATGGTAATATCTGAGGTCCTTGCTACTGCTCAGGACACAACGGAAAATCAACCCATCGGAGAAATGGCCGGGCACGGTATAAGCGTCGGCGGTTCCCGCCGGATGTCGTATTATTGCGAAGAGCATGGCTGGATCATTGGTATCATATCTGTTCGGCCTCGAACTGCGTACCAGCAAGGTGTACATCGGAAATTTACCCGGTTTGATCGCTTGGATTACCCCTACCCGCTTTTTGCCAATATTGGAGAACAAGAGGTATTGGGTCTCGAAGTGCAGAAAAATACCAATCAGTGGAACGTTCCCTTTGGGTATGTCCCTCGATATGCCGAGATGAAGTATGAAAATAGCCGTGTCGCCGGTGCTTTCCGGGACACGCTTGCTTACTGGCATCTTGGCCGTATATTTGAGGACAATTTTATCCCACTGAATGGCGAATTCGTCGAATGTAACCCACGCACAGACATTTTTTCTGTTACCGATGAAAACGAAGATCACATTTGGTCCCACGTTTTTCATAACGTGTATGTTCGTCGAAAACTGCCGAAGTTCGGCATACCTACAATATAATGGCCTGCGAGACACCGATATATGTCAAACTTAGCAAGGGTTCGGTACTTCCACATGTGCCGGTCCCTTGCGGCCGTTGTCCACCGTGCAAGATCCGGCGTGTAAACGAATGGTGCTTCCGCATGATGCAGGAATACAAATTACATCTGCATGCGCATTTCGTTACACTTACGTATGATACCGAACACGTGCCAATTTCTGACAACGGGTTTCTTACCCTGCGGAAAAAGGATTTCCAGGACTACATGAAAAGGTTACGCAAGTTGGTTCCCGATTACAATTTGAAGTATTATGCTTGCGGTGAATATGGTACAAAAAACCAGCGTCCACACTATCACGCCATTATATTTGGCGTTGACGACGACCAAAAGTTTTTTGACGCTTGGTCTTTGGGCGGTATCCACTTTGGGCAGGTTCATGTTGGAAAAGTTACACAGGACAGTGTTGCTTACACGATGAAGTACATTGATAAGTCGGAATACAGAAAAAAGCATGCACGTGATGACAGACAAGCGGAATTTTCGTTAATGTCCAAGGGCCTTGGCGCCAATTACATCACCGATGAAATTGCACGTTATCATAAATCTGACCTATCGAGAATGTATGTTACTCGTGACGGCGGACATAAGGTTAGCCTACCGCGGTACTACCGCGATCGTATTTACTCTGAAGCGGAACGTGATCAGCAAAAGTTGATCGCCCAACAAGCGACCGAGGATTCCGAGGCAAAGCTTCGACTTGAATATATTCGCTTGTATGGAACGAAAAACGAGGGCTTCACGTATGAACAGTTCAAGGAATCGGGCACGTATGCCCGTTATTATCACTTTCACAACCAAAAAAGTCGCGATCTATGAGAGAGATGACTAATCACATGCGTGCGCAAATGCTCGGCGTGCATAACAAAAGACAAGAGCAATTCACCAACCCGCATCAGACCATCCCCGGACAGTCTGTACCCCTCAAAACCCTTCTCGAGCGTTATACTCTGGGCCAGGATGTAAAAACATTTGCCCCGGAGTACGACGGAACCGGAGACGTACCAATTAACATTGAACGCATGGACCCAATGGAAAGGCTCGATGCGGCCCGTCAAATCAAGGAAGCGATCGAAGCCCACCGGCGCAAGCCTGCCCCGCAACCTGCCCCGGATCCGCACCCAAAACCCGAACCTCCCACACCTCCAGCGCCTCCAGGTCCACGGGAGAAGGAAACCCCGCCGGAGGCGTCGTAGAACAATCCCGCATTTTCCGGCGGCGGCGACGGCTCCGCCGGAGCGCGGCCGGAAAAGCGGAGGCAAGCGATAGCGCGGCAGGTGTACTCTAGATTGGCCATAACTTCTTGATGTATTATGGCCAATTGACACTCAGGCGACAAAAAAACCCGCCCCGGGCCTTGGAGATTAGCGAGAAACGGCGTACCTTAGCGAAGCGATGGGGAAGCCACAACGAGCGGTTTCTTAGACGGCCCGGGGCCGTCGGGTTGTTGTCGCAAAAGTTCTTTGACATGCTGTCACCTATTTTTTT